AACTATTGCAACTACAGCAGCTATTAATGACAGGATTATTGATCTTGTTGATGACGTAGGTGGTTTTGTCCCTATAGCTAATGAAACATCTTTTCCTAACGCTAACCCTGACGTTAATGACGGTGCTGGAACTCTTGTATCTATTAAGGCTCTCGGCAGCAACTTGGTCTCCAATGGATCTGGAGTGGCAACAATTGCTAATGGTACAGTAGGTAACTCTACAGTTACGATTAATGGTTTAGCAAATAGCACAACATATGCTGCTACCTTTGGAATGATCGTAGAAACAACTACGACATTAAATACTTACACGTTCCATCGCTTAGTACCGAAAGCGACTGAAGTTACTACAGTTTCAGGATCTATCTCAAATGTTAATACCGTAGCTGGAGCTATTAGTAATGTTAATTCAGTGGCTGGAAATGCTACTAATATTAATGCTGTAGCAGGTAATGCTTCAAACATTAACTCAGCAGTATCAAATGCTTCTAATATTAACTCTGCGGTAAGTAATGCATCTAATATCAACTCAGCAGTAGCCAATGCTTCAAATATTACTACAGTTGCAGGTGCAGTTACTAATGTAAATAATGTTGGTGGAAGTATCGCTAATGTTAATTCAGTAGCCTCAAACCTAAGTACTGTTAATGACTTTGCTGCTAGATATAGAACAGGAGCTAATAACCCAACATCAAGTTTAGATACTGGAGACTTATTCTTTAATACGTCTGCTAATGAACTAAAGGTTTATAACGGAAGTTCTTGGCAAGGTGGTGTAACAGCTACAGGTAACTTTGCATCCATTACTGGTAATACATTTACTGGAGATAACTTATATAACGATGGTGTTAAAGGTAAGTTTGGAACTGGATCAGATCTAGAAATCTACCATGCTGGATCTCATTCTTACATAGATGGTAATAATGGATCTATTTACATAAGAAATAATGTAGATAATTGGAATGCTGATCATATATTCATGCAACCTAAATCAGGTGAACATTCTGCTAAATTTCTAGGTGATGGAGCCGTAGAACTCTATTATGACGGCAGTAAGAAATTAGAAACATCTTCAACTGGAATTACAGTACAGGGAAAAGTATTTCCTCAAGGCGGTAATTTATTTTTAGCAGATAGTTCAGCAGGAGGTAATGGTAGAGCAACCTTTGGTGGAGGAGAGGATCTTCAAATCTGGCATAATGGATCAAATTCATTTATTGAAAATACCACAGGTCAACTAACTCTATGCTCTAATGAATTTGGAGTAGCAGATCAAAACTTTACTGAGAATATAATTCGTGGTACTGCTAATGGAAACGTATCTCTCTTTTACGACGGCGTTAAGAAGTTTGAGACAGCATCAGAAGGGGTTATCATTACCCAAGCAAATAGTGGTGTCGCTAGTGGTGCTTTAAAGATAAACACTACTTTAAATAACTATGGAACAATAATAGTTAGAGATTCTAATCAAGCTAATATCTCTGCTTTACAAGTAGAAAATGCTAATAATGGAGCTGATGAAACTAATAAAGTTATAAGGTCAGTTAATTTAGGATCTACTGCATGGGCTAATGCTGCATATCATGCTAAAAATCATTGGTTTAGAATTAATGGTGAGACATCTAGTGAAGATAAATTTGTAGTTAATTCTACAGGTGCCCATGTAGTAGGAAATCTTACATTTGTAGATAGTGGTGAAATAAGACTTGGAACTGGAAATGATCTAAAAATCTACCATGATGGAACAGATTCATATATAGTTAATGCTACTAATCAGCTTATATATAAATCAGGTACAGATCATAAATTCCTTGTTAATGATGGAGCCGAAACTGCTATATGGGCTAAAACTAACGGAGCCGTAGAACTTTATCACAACAACGTAAAGCATTTTGAGACGACTTCAGGTGGTGTAAAAATCTCAGGAACAGAAGGCGGTAACGCTAATTTAGAAATGTATGCTGATGAGGGAGATGATAATGCTGATAAATGGATGCAAACGGCTCATACTAACAGTGTTTTTTACATAAACAATTACAATAGTGGTTCTTGGGAAAACAGTCTAGCATGCCTTGGAAACGGAGGAGTAGAACTCTATTACGACCACGTTAGGAAGTTTCAAACAACGAGTGGTGGCGCAAGCGTAACTGGAACTCTTACTACAGAACATACCAGTGGTAATATTGGTTATACGCTCCATGCGAATGGTAATAGCTTAGGTTCTCAGATAAAATTTCATAACGATCATGGAGTAGCTTATGTAGGCCAAGCAGGTGATACAACAGGTAATCTATTAGTTTGGAATGAATCAAATACAAATGTAAAATTTGCAACCAATAATGCAGAAAAATTCCGTCTTGATAGTGTTGGTACTATTTTTTATGATGATGTATTCATTGGTGATAGTTTAAAAATAAATGTTGGAGCTAGTTCAGATCTACAACTCTACCATGATGGATCAAATAATTATATTGATTTTGGCAGTGGTGAGTTAAGAATTAGAGCAGTCTCTGGGGATGATGATACTTGTATCGTTGTTAAAAATGACGGAGCCGTAGAACTCTATTACGACAACTCAAAGAAATTTGAGACTTTAAGTAATGGTGTATTTTGTCATGGTGATTATAAAGGTGGAGATAACGCTAAATTAAACCTGGGAGATAGTGGGGATCTACAAATCTACCATGATGGATCTCACTCATACATAAAAGAAAATGGTACTGGTGATTTATTTATTAGAAATGGTACTGATGATGCAATTAGATGTAGAACTGATGGAGCCGTAGACCTCTTTCACGACAACTCGAAGAAATTTGAGACAACCTCAACGGGAGCAACCGTAACAGGATCACTCAATCTAGGAAGTGGGGATTTAGTTTTAACTGGTAATGTTGATGCAGGAGACTCATCTGGATCTGGTAATAACAGAATTAAGCTTGGAGCTGATGATGATCTACAACTCTACCATAATGGAACCAATGGTTATCTGAAAAATTTCACAGGTTTTATGTGGTTTGGTGCTGATAATTTATTACTTACAAATGCTGCAAGTAGTGAATATACAGGTAAATTTACAGCTAACGGAGCCGTAGAACTTTATTACGATAACACTAAGAAATTCCAAACAAATGCTGGTGGATGCCAAGTTTTTGGTAATCTATTTGCAGGAGATGATAATATCCATTATTTTGGAGATGGTAATGATCTACAAATCTACCATAGTGGATCTCACTCTTATATAAAAGATTCAGGTACAGGTAATTTAGTAATACAAACTAATCTTTTAGCTATTCAAAGTGCAAATGGTTTAGAAGATTTAGCTAAGTTTACTCAAGATGGAGACGTTGAACTCTATAGCAACAACTCGAAGAAGTTTGAGACTACGGCACAAGGGGTTGCTATAACTGGATCAATAGAAGGTCTAGCTGATACCATACAGGCTGTTGACTATATCCATAGTACTGGTACATTTACAGCTCCTGCTTCTGCTAACAGTTTCCTAGTATACTGTACAGGTGCTGGTGGCGGTGGCGGTAACGGAGGTCATCATAACAATGAAGGTAGTGGAGGTGGTTCCGGTGGTACTGCTTTTAGACACTACACCCGTGCTCAAATGGGATCTACTGCTTCATGTACAATTGGTAGCGGTGGTGGTGGAGGTGCTAGTAACGATGCTAATGGTGGAACTGGCGGTGACTCAACCTTTAATCCTGCTGGTACTGGTAGTACTCTCACAGGTGCTGGTGGTGAAGGTGGTAAAGGTAATACTTGGGTATCAGGTGTTGGAGGATCAGCTACTAATGGTACTGTGAACTGGACAGGACAGAATGGAGGTTACTCAGGACATAATACTGGTGGTTCAGGTGGAAAATCTAATCATGGACATAGAGGAAACGGTGGTGCTGGAGTAAGAAGTGGAACTGCTCAAAATGGAATTGGAGGAGCAGTTGTTGTGATCTCCTATGGACCAAAGAACTTTACATAGAAAAAACAATTATGGCTAGTTATGCAATAGTAAAAGGAACTAATGTAGAGAATATCGTAGAATGGGATGGAGACACTAATAATTGGTCTCCTCCTTCTGGTACAACTGCAGTAGTTTTCGATCCTAATACTGATCCTCTAGGTGTCGGTTGGACTTATAAAGATAGTAAGTTTACAGCTCCTGCTGATACTTCATCTACTGATGAAAAATGGGCAAGACTAAGAAGATTTAGAAATCAATTATTAGATGAAACTGACTGGTGGGCTGTGTCTGATTCACCCACCATGTCAGATGATAAAAAAAATTATAGGCAATCTTTAAGAGATTTACCTTCAAATACATCAGACCCAAGTAATCCTACTTGGCCTACAAAACCTTAATTAATCAAAACAATGGCAACAAAAACTTGGCAAGTCAACACCCTTCAAAGAGAACTATCTGATGGGTATGTAAATAAAGTTATCTACCGTGCTGACCTTACAGAATCAACTGTATTAGGTTGGGTTAAGGCTAAACTAAATGAAGAAAAAGATGCAGATGGTAAAACGATTGATAAAGTAGCTGCAATTGAAGCAGCTGTAGAGAACGGTGTAAACGAACAGAAGACTCCAACAACAGGTGTCGGTAAGCCTTGGTCTTAAGGTAAACGTACCTGCTGTTCCTAAAGAGTTACCTATAATGGGGATCGAGTTTAAACCACCTGAAGCTCGTATCCCTAATTACACT